TTTTTTTTTTTTTTTTTTTGGTCTAATATGGAGGTAACTTCCACCTACCATTCCCAATGCCAACAGCAGCTAGTTTACGGACTCAATATCACGCCCGCGCTCCCTACCAAAACGGTCATAGAGCGTTAGTCCATGATTATCGGCCCATACCCTTCGCCACTCTTCGTCCCACACAAACATCTCAAATAAATCACCAATTTTAAAAATACGATCTAAATCTTGAATCAACATCCCAGTTTTACTAATGGATCTCATCAACTCCTTATTGGTACTAACCCAATCTAACAACGGTATATCACCGAAATCACTTATTCCACTAGTTGTCCTGAACAGATAGGAAAGCGCATTATAAGCGACGGCATTAGTACCCATCGTATCTACCATCAAGCCCATTAACTTCGCTGAGAATTTTTTGTTATTATAAACCATCTGAGTAGAACTAACTGCAACTCTACTATAAAAATCGTTTTCATGGCGCCATGGCATAATTTCTATCTTACCCTTGTATTGCATCTTTACAAAACGACGGTGGAGAAACTCTGGACCATCACGAACTATTTCATGCGATACAACCTTACCATTGACCTTCTTTGGCTTAAGTATGGTGAACAAAGGACTCTCACCACCATATGGCTCAAACAGCTTAGTTTGCTCAGGCTTGCACTTCAAACCAACTGAGCATTCCATATCACGTTGGAAATCACCTAGTATGTATATTTGGTCACGATTCTTAAACAAAACATCTATAAACCTATGCTCAAAAGCATAGCAAGAATCATCGCCATATTGAGCTCGACGTATAAAAGAATTTTGAAATTCGAGTGCCATTTTATCACTGGACTTACGAATACGCTCATAGCACAAAATCAAGCAGCAACTAACTGCCAGAATCATATATACGGTGTCTAGCCAACTGGTCAAAAACAACCCACTAAATATCTCACCAATAATTAATCTATAACTAAGGTCAACCCATTTAACAATCTTACATGCCATCTCGTGAGCACGTTGAAGCATAAACGCACGCGCAACACGATAATCATTCGACTCTTCCGGTTTTAACATCATAAAAGGTAATAGCACCAACAAGCTTATAAAACTGGCAAAAGCAGAGTTATCAAAATTCTCAATATCCAATGTGGCATACATAAGGTCATTTCTACCAACACCCAAATAATTAGCAAGATGCTGAGCCCCACCTTTCTTCCATTGGTGTCCAATCATTATTCCAAACCGCTGGTAACTAGATTTCACATAATCAGTATACAACAACTTATCAATAAGAAGATGTATAAGGCAAGCTATAAAAATAACTCTAGTCTTATCTTTGGAAACACCAACCATACGCAACTCGGGCTTAACACTCAATTTACTAATCAATATAGGGAACCAACCGGGATCAATGACCTTAGTTTCAACCCACTCTCTGACCTTCGACACCAACTTCTTCAACTCAGATACCGCATAGGAATGTCCCTTATTCTGTTTGCACGTATTAACGTACTTCAATATAAACTTATAAACATCATCGCTATCCATCTTCGATTGCTT